TAGATATTCCCTTCTCTGTCCACCCCGAAAGTCAAAATTACAAAATAATCTGCTGTTTCTTTTTTGGATAATGCTAAGTCGCAAGTCTGATAGAAAGCGATGTCTTTAATTGGGATTCGCTTTCCGTTGGTTAGGACATAATATTCTCCGTCCTTTTTAAAGTAATTAAACCATTCACGCTTGAAGATTGAGCCTTGTTTCATGAGGGTTACATCATTCTGGTATTGAGCATTAAATCTCATTGAGCCTATTTTGGATTTAATATCAAGCAATTTCTCAATACTCCAAACTTCTGGCCAATATGATTCCCCATTATCCAGAATGGCTTTGTTTGTTCCCTTATTATATTTTATTCCTCTTTCTAACAATCTTCCATACATATCGTCAGCATGATAGCGAGTGCCATTCCACTTTATTACTCCTCCTCTAACCAACATTGGAACACAAGTCATTCCAATCCAGTTTTCCAATTTATCCCTTTGGTATTGTGTCCGGGAGTTTTCTAAATCTACTATGTCATCAATCAATATATCATCAAATTCATATCCTGTTATTGAACTTGAATATCCAAATGCTGTAACTGTAGAGCCTTTTTGTATTTTGTCTGCCCCTGCTATAATGAATTCCTTTTCACTCCATCTTCTGGTTGGCATTAATTGAGGATATAATGCTGTAAGTATTTTATTGTTTTCACATTGAAGTTTGATTTCAGAAGCAAAATGTATTGCCTGTCCTTCAGTATCGGAGGATATGCCTAAACGGATATTAGGATTTTTTGCCATTTTGTAGATATATGACATTCCTTTTACAGTAGTCTTGGCTGATTTTCTTGGTCCTAAACATAAATCTTCTTCCGGAGTTAAAGCATCATAAAACCATTTTTCATGAAAGTCTTTAAATTCATAATCCGGATAAAGTATTTTGCTTAAATACCATGGCTCATCATCAATCTTTTTTCTTATCTTTTCCAGACATATTTGCAAGTGATTCGAAGGCAAGTCTAATAACTTCATTTTTTTCTTCCTCTGATAAATTGGTTTCTAATTTGCCTTTAACGTTGAGATTGTGTTCTTCGACTGGCTTTAATCCAACACCATCTAATACATATTTTATAAGGTCAGCTTTTACGTAACTATCTGCTATTTTTTCATCACTTTGTAAGATACTAACCAATCTTTGAAGTGCGGCTTCACTAATTCGATACAACCTTAATTTATTTCTGGATTTTAAGTCTTCTATTCTTCTGTCTAATTCTTCCTCTACCTTAGGATTTCTTAGCAATTGTGAAGCGTTTACCATAGCTACATTATCGTCTTTGGTTTCGTACCCTGCATCTATATAGGCTTTCTTTTGTGTTTTGCCTTCTAATAGTCCGTCTATAAATTTTAATTGTCGGATATTTAGTTTATTTTGTTCTTCTTGGTTTTCTTTTTTAGGCATTTAGTTTTCCTTATAATATATTTTCATCATATACAAAAAGGGAGTATCAAATAAGGCTATTATTAGTTTTACAATATATTGCCCTACTATCATTCCAAATAAAACATTATTCGGCATTGTTCCATAAAAAGCAATAGAAATAAATAATACTGTATCTATTAATTGGCTTGACATGGTAGAGGCATTATTCCGTAACCATAAATGCTTTCCTTTGGTTACTTCTTTGATTTTATGAAATACAAATACATCCCAATTCTGGCTGAATATATAAGCAACCAAAGAGCCTAATACAATCCTGCCTGTCATTCCCAATGTAGTTTTTATTGCTTCCTGCCCTTCCCAAAAAATAGGATATTCCCATGCTATTACAATATGCACTCCTAACACCAATAATACTGACCCGATAAATCCACTTGCTATTGCTATTTTTGCATCCTTTTTACTGTAAAATTCGCATAATGCGTCTGTAATCAAAAAACTCACTCCATAAACGATTACTGCCGCTGGAACAACATACCCTCCAAACACTACTAATTTATTCGCAAATACTTGAGCCATTACTATTAATGCTGTGTAAATTCCTATTAATAATCCCTTACCATAAATTTTCCCTAAAATCATTGACCCTGTAGCCATTGCTAAAGTAACTAAAATCCATAACAATATTATTACCATTATATTCACTCCTTTTATAATAAATTTATTATTTTATAACCTAAATAGATTCCGAATATTCCTATAATTCCCTCAATAACCATAGGAGCAGGAATTGGTAATTTAAAATACCCAAACACTGCACCAGTTATAAATCCTGTTATCAGACATTTTATATATATCATATCTTCTCCATGTATTTTTGAAATTTAATCCATTCCTGTAAATTATGTTGTTGAGCTAATTTATATCCATGGTCTTTTACTCTTTTGTTTTTTGTTCTGCTTTTCACACAATAAATTGCATTTCCTATAGTTTTTTCCATTCTTGCATATCTTTGCCCTGCTAACCAATTTGTACTGTCTACGCTATCAAAATTATATAATTTTAATTTATCTTGTTTTGGAGTAAATCCTAACCCATGAATCATACAATTATTTTCATGGGCAGTATTAATAAACCATTTAAAATATTTCCACTCTGTCCTTTTTATTTCGTTTGATACAATTCCTCCGATGGCTATATAATCGTAATTTTTACATAAATAAATAAATTCTTCTTTTCCTCTTGCCTTATGCCAAACTGGTATGCATTTTTTATTAGTTCCCTGTTCCAGTGTTTTTCTTAATAATTTAACATTATTATAACCGATTACATTGTCTATATCGATTTCAAAAAATAACTCAATTTTGAAATGGTTTATGTAATCAATATACCGTTGAGTATAACCTTTCCAATCAATATTATTAGCATTTTTTGTTTTTTTACTTCCCATAAAAGTAAAAGCCCCTGAATCCAACATAAATCCCTTACAATCACTGCTATTTTTGTATTTTATTATATATTCCTTTACATAAAAAATACTTTCTAATATATATAAAGGTTTATATTTATATACATATTTCATGTTTTTTTCCGAAAATATTGTGCTTAATGACGCTAAATATATTCTGATATATTTATCCTTTCTCCACATTTAGGGCAAGTTATAAATTTTTCTTTTTCTTTTTGTTCACTATCTTCACTATCTTCAAAAAAATTATCAATATCCATATTATTCATAATTGTATCAGCTTCATCTATTTTAAAACCAGTAAGTTCGATTTTAAATCCGATTTCTTTTAATGCAATAAATTCCTGTCCAAGCTTTTCATAATCATATTCGCTTTCTGCTAATTTATTATCTGCTATCCGGTATGCCTTTTTTTGTTCTTCAGTTAATTCATCATTAACAATACAGGGAAGTGTCTGCTTGTCTATTTGTTTTGCGGCTTCATATCTTCCATGCCCTGAAATAATATTCTTTCCTTTATCTACCAATAAAGGCATAACAAACCCGAATTCATGAATGCTTTTAATAATTTTGTCTATTTGTTCCTGTGGATGTTTTTTGGGATTATTTTCATAAGGTTTCAATTCTTCTATTTTTATTTCTTTTATAATCATTTTTCCCTCCTAATGATACCAATTATAATATTGAAGGTTTCACCAGTCGGTGAGCTGATGATATTTCGTGGACTGATTTTATATAATACATTGCTTCACCAAATAATCAAACTTCTTCCCACAAAATGGGCAAGTTATCTCCATTGTTATTTTATCTTCACTTTTCGTTGAGCTTAAATTTTCGGATATTCCTTTGGCTTCTTTAATTTCCAATCCCAAATCACTCAAACTCAAAGTTTTGGCTTTGTAAATCCATTCGTCGAAATCTGGCTGGTCTTTAAATTGGGATATACGATTTAGTTTCGAGTATCCTATTTCCGTTAACCCCTCTATGTCTGATTGATTAGACTTTTCAAAGAACGTTTCGAATACATTTATTATAGCATAGACTGTACTGCGATTTAAAGCAAGCTCTGGAATTGCTATGTATTCTTCGAATGTCACGCAACCTTTTTCAAGGTACAATTTGTTATCCCTTACTAATTTTAGCATTCCGCCCATTTTGATAAAACTTCTCTCAATGTCTTTTTTGAGTTCAATAACTTTATCATGAATGTTTGTTTTGGTTTCGGTTAATTCATTCATTTTCTTCTACCTCTATTTCACTTTTCAAATCTTCTAAATATTTGCTTATCTCTTTATTTCCGGCAATAAACTTTCCGCTTACTGCCAATCCAAATTCAAAAGCAATAAATTCATTATCTTTGGTATGTATATAAGCAACTCCAGTTCCGTTATGGCTATTATAGAGTTCTCTTTTGGATTTTTTGGTTAATTTGTATTTCATTGTTTTACTTCCTTTTGGGATTCATTCTCCATATCATACAATCTTGCCTTATATTCCCATTCCTTTATTTTCTCAATCAATGCTTTTTTGTCTGCTTTCATAGTGGTCTTGGGATATAGTTTTTTGTCGCCCCTTCTTCTAAATTTTATAAATTCATAATATCCATCAAAAGTTCCGTCAATTAATAAAATCGCCTCATCTAAAGTCATTAAACTTTTATAAGTTTTATTTCTTCCCATTTTTATTCTCATTGTCTTTTTAATACCATAGATATATCAATATATTTTATACCCGCCATTCCGTGAGCAATCGTATATATTGGATTAACAGGTAGATATTTAATTTTATTTCCGTCTTCATCAATAAATTTTACAAATTTCCATATTTCTTTAGGTAATATATGTTGATTATTTTCTGATATTATTGTACCAAACCCTATTTTTCTTTCTATTCCTTCGACAATCTCTGATGATACCCTAAATTCAATATGACAATCTGTAGTATAATATTCATTATTGTTTTTATCGCAATCAAAATCATACTCAATCCATATTTTTTTTAATAATACTTTCTTCATTTTTATTCTCCTTTAAATATTCCTTAAAGTAATTCAGCAAATCTCTTTTTTCGAGAGATGACCAGCGTTTAACCTGATATGACCTTCTGTCTAAATCATCGTATAAATCCCTCCCGATGTAATCCTTAATCCATTCTTTCATTTCGTATTCGTGATGCGCTCTATAATGCCCGCTACAACCTTTATAAGGTTTGCATAAAGCTATTCCGTCTTTAAGGTCAAACTTTACTTCTGAATGCCCCCGTTTCCTGATATGATGCGCTTCCAATTCATTCATATTAGCATTTCCACAATAAACACATTTTTTATCTCTGGCTTTGATACATCTCGACCAATACGCCATCAATGTAGTTACTTTGATATTTTTCTCTCTTATACTGATTTTACTTTTTCGTTTTTTCCGTATTTGCATTCAAAACTCCAATCTGTTTTTCAGGAAGGCAGGCAAGAGAAAACAGGGCTAATGCAAACCCTTGCCTGATTGTCCTCCCTATCTATTTTCATATATCGTATCTGTTTTAGCACTTTCAATTTTGAATTTACCAACAGGATAATATGCTATTAATTGCGGATATTCCCCTGCTATCAATTTAAACTCAAAACCTATAATTTCTTTGGCTATATCTTTGCCGTTTAT